ATCCCTCAGCGTGTTGACCCTCTCAATGCGGTCCTCTCGAGAGCGGTGAACGGGACGGGGATGGTGCAGGTAGACAAGAAGCGTGCTCAGCACGTCTGGCACGCTCTCCGGGGCGGCTGGCACTATGCGCTGCTCTCAGGAGGCGTGGTAGGGGCCAAGCCCATCAAGAACAAGCACTCACACCCTGGCGATGCGATGGGGTACGGGGCGGCGAAGCTGTTCCCGGGCGGCAAGCTACAGAAGCGCAAGATCGGGCTGTTCAAGCGGCCCGGTCCTGCAATCCACTTTGGCAATAGCAAACAGTTCATCGGTAGGCCCGGCGTGGTACTCCCGAAAGAAGCACACCAGATCAAGCAAGGAGGTTTGCGATGACCGCTCCCTCGGGCGCACCCAATCTAGTACCGACCACCTCTCCGACGACAAGGCAGTTTCAGGATCTCCCTGACCCGACTGACGATCCGCGTGAGGGGCTCAGCAACGATCAGAAGAAGCAGCTCGCCGATGATGACAACCTCATGCGCATCCTCAGAGGCTACAAGGAAGAGGCGAGACTCGCGCGTCAGTCCGGTACTGAGCCACGAGAGGATGTTTGGCTGGCAAACAATGACGCCTTCTGGATGCGCAGGATCGACCTCCCTGGACGCAAGCAGGACTGGCAGGCGCAGGAACGCTTCCCCTATGTGGCCAACTTCGTCGAGCGATTCACGGCGGCGATCCGAAGGGCTGCGACCGAGGTTCCTGGCTGGGCCAACGTCGAGGACCCGAAGGACAAGGCCGGCCCGGGCTCGAGACTCGCTACCCACTTCGTTCGCTTGCTGCTCGATACGAGCGGGACCAACGCAACCGGGCAGGTTCGACCCTTCGAGGCAACGTTCGGCAATACGGTGAGGTGTGGATGCCTGATGGCGATGGCCTCTGCGGTGACGTGGCGTGATGGCCGACTGCGCATCGAGCAAGTAGACCCTCGCTCGCTCTTTCTGGACCCGACCGGCAGGGGGCTCTACCGAGTTCGCACCTTCGAGAAGGACAAGAATCAGCTCCTCGAGATGGCCGAGGAGGTAGACGGGGCCGGGGAGCCCATCTACGACAAGAAGGCCATCGAAGGCGAGATGATAAACGTCGACTTCGAGCTTCGGCAGAACAGGCAGGAGACGAGCGGAGGGGGAAGCGAGCAGAGCAGCGTTCGCCAGCCCATGCAGGTGGATGAGTATCTGGCAACGATCGTAGGTGACGACGGAGAGGCGCTCACTGACAAGCGTCTGGTCGTGGTGTTGAACGATCGCGTCATCATACGCAACGAGGCCAACCCCTTCTGGCACGGGAAGGACTGGATCGTCTACCACCCTCTCATGCAGTCGCCGCTCGGAGAGGTGGATGGACGGACGTATGTGGAGGACTTCCGCCCGATCGCCCACACGGTCGAGAACGCGACCAACATGATGCTCGACGCGATCACGATGAACTCGATGAACGCATATGAGGTAGATCCAGACGTTCTGGATGCACCAGAGCAACTCAATGATGGCGTCCACGCCAATGTGACGTTCGTCAGAAGCCCGGACGCAGACCCAGAGCGCCGTGTCATCCTGTCCGTTCCTCTCGGAAGGCACTTGGGTCCTGAGGCGTTTCAGATGGTGGCTGCGCTGAAGCGCGAGATGCAGGAGGCCGGGGCTCAGAGCGACCTCTCTCTAGGCCAAACCACATCGAAGGGCGACACCACGGCCACGGAGGTCCAGGCGGCCACAGGCGGGCAGAATGCCCTCGTCCAGTCCATCACGAGCGACATCGAGGACGGGTACCTCTCCTCGATCATCATGCTGGCCTACTACACGGGCATCCAGCACCTCACACCCGAGTCCCATCCTGAGATCATTGCGGAGCTGACAGAGGAGCAACTGAACGCTCTGACAGGGCAGAGGCAGGAGTACGCCAACAGGACGATGAAGTTCCGCGCCAAGGGGATCTCTGCGCATCTAGAGAAGCAGCAGCGACTCCGAAGCTCACTGGGCGCACTGAACGTCATCGGTGGCAACCCGCTGCTGCTCGAGGAGTTCAAGAAGGAGGGACTGTCGATCGGGAAGTTCGTGATGTCGATCCTCGAGGATCTCAGTGTGGACATCGAGCGCATCAGCCTCAGCGACGAAGAGAAGCTGGCGCAGCAGACGCAGCAGAACCTTGCGCAGATCCAGGAAGGTCAGGGAGGCGCTCCGGGCGAAGGCCCTCAGGCCGGCAGAGGCTCGGTCGGAGGTGGAGGGACCGCGCAGAACCAAGGGGGGCCAGATCCTCTCGCTGCCCTTGCTGGTGGGGTAGATGGGGGCGTGATCGGTGGCTGAGCCCAACACACAGGCAATGGTCAGGGAGGCGCAAGGGCGTCGTGCCGATGCGGCGTTGCAGCTCGCCTCTGATGTCCTCGACAAGCGCGAGAGTGAGATCATCTTGGGCGTGATGAAGTCTCTATCCAAGGGCGAGCCGATCAGCCCGGACAAGGCCGTTCAGCAGTGGATCGCACTCAGCGAGGTGCGAGGACTGAGGAAGAAGCTTGAGACGATCGAGACGTCGGGGCAGCGTGCTGCGCAGAAAAACGCGCATCTAAGGCCGGCGATTGGTTAAAAAGGGAACCGTTTTCCCCACTTGTCCCACATTTGGTACACATCCCCTTGCGCGGTAATATCTGACCCTCCAAATTACCGCCAATGGCAGACCTAGACGGACTCGACCCCCAACAGATGTCTCTGGAGCCCACGGCTGATCCGGCCAACGAGACTCCGCCTGAAACCCCTGAGATGATCGCCCTGCGCTCTGAGCTTGTTGCAGCCCAGCAGCGCGAGTCGGAGGCGAACTCTCAGCGCGATGCGGTCAACGCGAGGTTCGACCAGTACCTCTCGCGTCCTGCCGCTCATGAGGCCCCTGCGGTTCAGCGCGTGGACGCGATGGCTGCTCCTGATCCCGCTGTGGACCCGGAAGGTTTCAGTCGGCACAGCGCTGCCCTCCACGCACAGAATCAGAATGACTTCGATCGTCGCCTCACTGAGAGCAACACTCGCATCGAGCAGCAGACCCAAACCGAACTCGCCAAAATTAGGGCCGATCAGGCTGCCGTGAACAAGTGGAACGAGTTCCGAACTGCCTACCCAGAGCACGCCCATCAGGAAGATCTGGCTCAGTACGCATTCGGCAAGATCTACCCGCAAGGGATGCCTCAGGACGCAAGCGGCGTTCTTCCCGCCGTCAAAGCGAAGATGGAAGAGATCATCGGGACCCCCACTCCCGCTGTGAATAGGACGGGTGGTGTCGGGGGAGGCTCAGCGCCTCCTCGGCCCACCACTCCGAAGCAGGATGAGAAGCCACCGCTCGACATGGTGGATTTGATGATTCAGAACCAGATCGACGAAGGGCTTATCTAGGGGGTCACAGCATGTCTTGGCAATGGGACGCGCCATCTGGCGTCTACAAAGATCACTTTCTCAGCGCGAAGATCAGGGAAGCTGCGGTTGCAGACTCCCACTTCATGCGTTTCCTGACTCCAGAGCGTGGCTACGGTAAGGGCAAGGGCGGGACGGTCAACATCACCCGCTTCGGCAACCTGCCGCTCGCCACCACCGTGACCGAGCAGGATCGTCTGCCGGACGGCAAGCCGCCCATCACCATGCAGACGCTCGATGTCGATGAGTGGGGCTTCAAGGTCAAGATGACCGAGCTGGAAGAGAACCTCACGCACTTCAACCTGCGCAATCCCACCCAGCGTGCCCTGCGTGACCAGATGCGGCTCACGATGGACAAGATGGCTGCGGATGCTCTGAAGACCACGGTCATCAAGGCGACGTCGACTGCGGCGGGTGTTACTACCTTCGCCACTACTGGCACCGCCGCTGAGGAGACTACGGTCAACTTGGATGGTGGCCATCTCGCGGACATCTACGACTACCTTCGCGGTACTCAGAAGTCGCCTGCGTTCAAGAACGGCCGGTATATCGGGATTCTCTCGACCAAGGCTGCTCGTGGCGTCAAGGAAGATGACGACTTCCAGACGTGGTTCAGTCGGACGGGTGACAAGAAGACTCACGTCACTGGCCTGCTGAGCAACATCCAGGGATTCGACCTCTTCGAGACGAACCACTTCGATGCGCTGGACAACACCATCGGTGCCAGCAACACGGCAACCGGCGAGGCGGTGTTCTTCGGTGAAGACGCTGCGTTCCTCGCGGTGGTCGATGAGCCTGAGCTGCGCATGGGCGCACCCGAAGATCTGGGACGCTTCAGGGACATTGGTTGGGTCGGAACGATTCAGGCCGGACTCGTGTGGGACTCGATCGCGACTTCTCGCGTCGTGCACTGGACCTCGACCTGATAGAGAAGGCTCGTAGAGCCGTAGGAGACGAACCATGTCCGAAGCAGGACTGACTCAGACGCGACAAGCGGCGCTGGACCCGACTGGTTCCAATACAGCGTCATTCTATGCAGATCGCCCGATGAAGATCACTCGGTGGGGATGGATCACTACCATCACGGCGCTAGGAGATGCAGCAACCCTCACCGCATCGGTCGAGGAGGCAGACAGCACCGTGGCCGATCCGACTGGGGCCTCTCAGGGTGGCACGTTGTCGCTAGTCTCAACCACTCATGGTCTCGTCAACAAGGGGGCTTACATCGAGGCGGAAGACTTCGCAACGACCGCGCCCCTGACGATTGTTCCCGGTGAAGTGTTCGAGATCGCGGTGACCGAAACCGCCGCCTCTGGCTCTGGTCATGTGTTCATCGAGTTCGAGCCGCTCCC